CGATGTGCGCGATTCCGTGCAAGCTGTGTTGCCCAGCATGATGCGCGTGTTCTTCGGCTCCGAGAAGGTGGTCGAGTTCGTGCCCAGGAACGCAAACGATCTCGCGATGAGCGAACAGGCAACCGATTACCTCAATTACATCATCAAACAGGACAACGACGCGATAGGAATATTCTACAGCGTGTTCAAGGATGCGCTGATGAATAAGGGCGGCTTCGTTAAATGGTGGTGGGACGACTCGATGGAGGTACAGACTCACAGTTTCGAGGGGCTAGACGAAGGCGCTCTTGGCCTAATCCTCCAAGAGGAGGGCGTTGAGGCCGTTAGTGTTGAGGGCCATCCTGCAACCGGCATATCGCCAGAACAGATCCAGCAGATGGAGGCGCAGGGTCAGCCATCACCGCAAGTCTACGATGTCGAGATTAAGCGGTCCCGCAAACGCAACCGAATCAAGATCGAAACGATGCCGCCCGAAGAATTCTTCGTGGACGCAGCGGCTACCTCGCTGGACGACGCAATGGTTGTCGGCCATCGCACGATGTCTACCGTATCGGATCTGGTCGCGCTGGGTTACGACCGCGATATGCTGGACGATCACTTGTCCGACGAGTTCGCGTTCGTAGATAGCGACGAATACTCGGCCCGCTACTCCAATGCCAATATGCCAGGCCCTGTGTCTGCGGCTGAACGCAAGCGCGTCCTGTACACCGAAGCGTGGTGCTACATCGACTACGACGGCGACGGGATAGCCGAACTCAGACGCATCTGCACAGTCGGTAACAACTATGAGGTCATCAACAACGAGCCAGCGGATTCGATCCCGTTCGCGATGTTCAGTTGCGACCCCGAACCTCACGTTTTCTTCGGTAGCGATATAGCTGACTTGACGAAAGACATCCAGCGCGTGAAGTCGGCGGTGCTGCGTGGGATGCTCGACTCTCTATCGTTTGCGCTGTACCCGAGAACGGGCGTGGTTGAGGGCATGGTCAACATAGACGATGTGATGAACCCCGAGGTCGGCTCAATCATCAGAATGCGCCAGCCCAACATGGTGCAGCAGTTAGATGTGCCGTTCCTGGGCAAAGATGCGTTCCCGATGATACAGTATCTCGACAGCATGAAAGAATCGCGTACCGGCCAGACAGCCGCATCGCAGGGGCTCGACCCCGATGTGCTACAATCGACTACCAAAGCAGCCGTGACCGCCACGATAAAAGGTGCCGAACAGCATCTCGAAATGATGGCGCGATTGTTCGCTGATAGCTTCAAGAGAATGTTCAAGGGCGTACTCAAACTCGTTATCACACATCAAGATAAAGAGCGCATCGTCAGGTTGCGCGATGAGTGGGTGCCCATCGACCCCAGGGTATGGGACTCGAATATGGATTGCAGCGTGAACGTAGGGTTGGGCGTAGGCACGACCGACGAACGGCTGGCCGTGCTAAACCAAATCGCGTTACGCCAGCAGGAAGCTCTGGAGAAGATGGGGCCGAACAACCCATTGGTCGGGCTAGGCCAGATCAGGAATACGCTGTCCAAGATGCTTGAGATCAGTGGGTATTCCGACTCAAACCAGTTCTTCAAGCAGGTGCCGCTCGACTATGAGCCGCCGCCGCCAGAGCCGCCGAAGCCGTCACCGGAAGAATTGCTGGCCCAGGCGCAGATGGCGGATATCCAGGCGCGTACCGCAATCGACGAACAGAAGATCCAACTTGCAGCCATGAAACAGCAGCAGTTGGATGAACGCGAGAGTGCTAGAATCGCGGGTGATCTGGCGATCAGAGAATTCCAGGCAGAAGAGAAATTCCAGAATGATGTAGATATTGAGTTGCTCAAGGCGAGCCTCAAGGAAGGGTTCTAGGTGGGCCTGACCAGCGAACAGAAAGGACGCCGCGCCAAGGAAATCCTTGCCGATCCGGTGTTCATTGAGATGATAGACTCTGCCAGGGCGCATATTATGACGCAGTGGAATCTCACTGATTTCGAGCAGACGGAGACGCGAGAGAGCTTTTACTACCGGGGTCGCGCCCTTGACGAGATGCTGCGTGGATTGCGAACATTGGTAGCTGATTGGACTATGGATCAGTCACGAAATAAAACTGAAAAAGGAAGGGAACGATGAGCGAAGCCGGTACAACAGAAGCTGGCCCGCGCTCTATGGGCGAAATCCGGAATGAACTAGCCCAGATGCTTACCGGGTCCGAAGAGCTACCCAAAGAGGATTCTTCTCAGGAAGAGCTACCCTCGGCGGATTCTTCGGATGTAGCACAACAGGATGCCGAGTTAGCCGATGACTCGGTAGTGGATGAGCCGGATGCTGTTGAACCGGATGAATTCTCGGATAGCGATGCGCCTCTGTATGCCGTCACGATTGACGGTGAAACATCAGAGGTTCCGCTTGACGAACTCATTAGCGGATACCAGCGCAAGGCGACCTTCACACACAGGCAGCAGGAGCTTGCCGAGAAGCGGAAAGCACTGGAGGAGCGAATCCAGAATGTGCCCGCTCAAGAGGCGGCTCTGCAGCAGACGTACCAGCAATACCAAGGGGTACTAAGCCAACTCCAACAGCAGATGGAAGCCGCGAACAAGCCGCCAAACATGGATTGGGACGCTCTTGAACGTGAGAATCCGGTCCAGTTTCTGAAACTCAAATACCTCGAGCAACAGAGAGACGGTGAGATACAAGCGGTACAAGCCGAACAGGCGCGTATGCAACAACTTCTTGCTGGCGAAAACGACAAGAAGCTGCAACAGCGCCTAACGGTCGAGCAGGGTCTGGTGTTGGATAAAATTCCCGAGTGGGCCGATGGCGACCTACAAGCCGAGGAACAGCGCAAGCTGGTGGAGTTCGGCAAGGCGATTGGGTTCAGCGATCATGAACTCAATACGGTTTACGATCATAGAGCATTAGTCGTATTACGCGATGCGATGCGCTACAACGAACTCACGAACGGCGACAGGATCACCGAGGCCAAATCAAAAATCGGCAGCGTCAAAGGCGGCAACCAAGAGACATCCCGCCGTGTGCGCTCCCGTCAGGTGAAAGCGAAGAGAGCCAAGCTGAAAGCGACCGGCAAGGTCAATGACGCTGCGTCCCTATTTGCCGATATCCTTGCGGAATAACCGGAGAGAATCATGGCAGTCATTGCTAACACATTTAATACCTACGAAGCGAAGGGCATTCGGGAAGATCTCAGTGATCTGATCTCTGACATCAGCCCAACGACCACGCCTTTCCAGAGCAATATCGGGTCGAGAGACGCGGACAACACCTACTTTGAGTGGCAGACGGACAGCCTCGCTACGGCCAGTGGGACGCCCGTAGTCGAAGGTCAGGATCTGTCGGCATTCACGGCAGTCACCCCCACCGTTCGCCTTGGCAATTACTGCCAGATCAACATGGTGGATTTCATCATCTCGGGCACCGAGCAGCGCGTGGACAAAGCGGGCCGGGCGTCTGAGGTCGGTTACCAGGCAGCGAAAGCTGCGAAAGAACTCAAGCGCAACGTCGAAGTAGCAGCGTTGCTGAACGGCGTTGGTGCGGTTGTCGGTGCTACCGCGACAGCCCGCGTCACTGCCGGGTTCCCTGGCTGGCTGAAAACGAACGAGACTTCGACGAACGTGACCAAGCCCAGCTACTCGGGTTCAACCCCGACAGGTGCGGCACAGGTCTGGAAGGCTTTTGGAACGCCCACGGCGTTTACGGAGGCAATGCTCAAAACCACGATGCAGGAGTGCTACTCCAGTGGTGGCGAGCCGTCGATACTCATGGTCGGTCCTTTCAATAAGACCGCCGTGAGCGCCTTCAGCGGCATCGCGTCTAGCCGTTACAACGTGGACGGCGCGGAGCCGTCAGTGATCATCGGGGCCGCAGACATCTACGTCAGCGACTTCGGGAATCTGTCCGTTGTGCCGAACCGTTTCTTCACATCAGTGATCGACGCTGGTGCTGGCTCGCTGATGAACAACTGGGCGTTTTTGATCGACCCAGACGAGGTGAAGATCGCGACTCTGCGGCCTTACACCGTCGAGACATTGGCGAAAACGGGTGACGCTGATAAGCGGATGGTCCTCCAAGAATGGGGGCTTCAGGTCAACAACGAAGCCGCTCATGGTGTGATCGCCGGAATCACCTCGGCGTAGTTCTGCTGGTGGGGTGGGGGCTTCGGCCCCTGCCCCCTAGTGGGCACCATCATGTCAAGCAGACGAGTGCTGGACTACGATCCAGCTACGGGCATTACGCAGTGGTTTCATTACGATGGCGCCACGGGCGACATGGGCCTGGAAACCCAACAGGATGTCGGGTTAGTCATTGAGGGCACGAAGGAAGCCTTCAACCAGGCCGACGAACGTGCGCCCTGGAAGGGTGACGTTCACAAGGTCGCGTCTATCCCGATGGTCATCTACCACGAACTCGCGAAGGTATCGAACAACTTCAAGGACCAGCGGGTGATCCGTAAGTGGCTGA